ATATAATGGTAATGTTAAGACAATTTCAATATTATTATGATATTACTGATGAACAAATTAACAAAGTAATGGAACACAAGATAGATAGGCAACTCCAAAGGATTGAGAATGATAACTAAAAAGGAACTTACTATTAAAGAATTATTTGTTGAATTAAGAACTTTATATGCAAGGTTGATAAGGTTAGCCGAGAAGTATAACAAATCACTTATAACAGTATCAGCAATAAGCTATAAAGATATAATAGCTAAAAGTAGTGGAAAAAAAGGAGATAGGATGTTAAATAACGAAATAAAAAAAGAATCATTAAATAATGAATTTGATATAGTAAAAGCATCTTATGATAGTTATAGAGAAGAAGCTATTGAAAAGATAAGAGAAATGATAGCTAATAAATCAATGGGATATTGTATAGTGTATTTTCGTGATCAATTACATTGGAAATGGAAAGATATCTGCAAGCTATTTAACTATAGTAGGGCACAGGCATATAGAATCTACGAAAAAAGCAAAAATGAAACAACATGATACACTATGAAACAAACATTTTTGTTATTATGATATTGTGGAAATATCCACAAAAGAATTGTTATTTGTTGCATTGAGTAGATAACTCGGAAACATACCTTCGTGATATATCTATTCAACGGTGCTAATAATAAACACCGTAATCAACTTCCTTAAGGACATTATAGTCCTTTTTTATTTGAGATTATAAAGGCAAAAATAGCTATGGTAGTACCGTTAGATAGTTTTCTTATTTATTTGTTATCCTTTATTAAAATATGTATTATTTACAATATAAACACTCATAATACTCTTTATTAAAAAAAGTCCTTTATAATCCGAAATAAGAAAGGGAAAAATAATGATCTGGATAGAATGGGAAGGCTACAATATAGATGATATATTGTATGGAGATAACGAAGAAGAATAAAGTGAAGTCAAACACTATAAAATAGGAGATGAGAATCTATGTTAAATATCAAACAAGAAAAGTTTATTACAAATATTCTAAATGGCATGAGTCAAAGACAGGCATATAAGGATGCATACGATGCAAAGTATAGTGATGAAGCCATAGATGTTAAAGCATGTGCATTATTTAACCTAGATAAGGTGCAGATAAGGTATAGAGAGTTAAAGGATAAGCTCTTAGAAAAAGATATAATGACAGTAGCAGAAAGAATGAAATTATTATCTGATATTGCTAATGGAAAAGAAAAAGATACAGTATATTACAATGTAAATGGTCAAAATACTCCTATTGAAAAAAGTGCTGATTTAGGCACTAAAATTAAAGCAGTAGATACATTAAATAAAATGACAGGAGAATATACACAAAAGGTTGAAGTTGAAGCAGATACAAACTTCGAAGTTAAGATTAAGGTTATAGAATAATGGATATATCAATTACTAAGAAGCAAAAATCATTTATTGATTCAGAAGCATTTGAAACATTATTTGGTGGAGCAGCAGGCGGTGGCAAAAGTTATGGTCAATTAATAGATGCCATGCTATATGCATTCAAATATCCTAAGTCAAAGCAAATAATATTCAGAAGAACATTTCCTGATTTAGAGAGATCATTAATAAGAGTTAGTTTAGAAGTTTATCCTAAGAATAAAGCTAAATACAATAGTTCCAAACATACATGGAACTTTTTTAATGGTTCAATAATTGATTTTGGATATATTGATAGTGAAAAAGATGTATATCAATATCAATCTGCTGAGTATGATGTGATTAGATTTGATGAATTGACACATTTTACCGAATACATGTATACATATATGATTTCTAGATGTCGGGGTGCCAATCCGTTTCCAAAAGGCATTAAATCAAGTACTAATCCAGGTGGTGTAGGACATACATGGGTTAAGAAAAGATTTATAGATATAGGCGAGCCGAATAAAGTACATGAATGTGTTTTAGAAAGCGGCGAAAAGGTAACAAGAATATTTATTCCTAGTTTGGTTACAGATAATAAATTTATGCTTAATTATGATCCAGATTATATTAAAAGACTTGACAACCTACCTGAAAAAGAAAGAAAAGCATTAAAATTTGGCGATTGGGATATATATGATGGCCAATATTTTAGTGAGTTTAATAGAAGGGTTCATGTGTGTGAACCATTTGAAATACCAAGAAATTGGAATAGATATATAGCATTTGATTATGGATTAGATAAATTTGCTGTTCTGTTTATAGCAGTTGATACTAAAGGCAAGGCTTATGTATATAACGAAATACATAAAGAAAATCTAATAGTATCAGAAGCTGCACAGGTATTAAAAAGCTATATGAGAAAAAGTGAGTATAAAGCAATTTATGCACCACCTGATTTATGGAACCGCAACAGAGATACAGGTAAAAGTACTGCAGAAATATTTACTGAATATGGAATCAATTTAACTAAAGCCGGAAATAATCGTATTCAAGGTTGGTTAGCTGTTAAGGAATGGCTGAAGGTAAGAACAATTAGAAATGAACATACTGGTGAAAAAGAACTCGCAAGTGATTTAGTAATATTCAACACAGTATTAACACTAATTGAGTACTTGCCTCAAATACAGCACGATGAAAAAGATGTTAATGATTGTGCTAATGAACCACATGAATTAACACATATATGTGATGCATTAAGATATTTCTGTGTAAGTAGGATATCTCCTAGTAAAGAAGTAGTAAATCAAGATTACACATTTAATTTTGATTTTGAAGAGCCAAGTAATAAAGACTATGGAGAAACAATAGTGGTGGTATAGATGAAAAAGAAAAAGCTAAGAGAACAAAAAGAAGTGTTAGAACTAGACATAGTAATATATCACCGATATATATATGAAGTTGGGGGAATTGAAACATGGCTGTATTATATAGCTAAAAAGTACAACATTGGCCAAATCACAATATTATGCAACGGAGCAGATGATAAACAAATCAAAAGACTATCACCTGAAATTGATGTAGTATTTTATACAGGCCAAGAAATACATTGTAATAAGATTATATTTACAATGAATCATTTTATTGTTCCTGAGTTATACAAGTCAGCAGAAGAAAGATATCTAATGATCCATAGTAATTTTAGTTATAGCAATTATGGATTAGATATATTTGAAGCTCCACCAATGAATAAGATATATGCTGTGTCAGATGTTGCAGCTAATGCATATAGAAAACTCCAAGAACAAGAAGTATTTACCTTATATAACCCAGTTGAGGTAGATAAACCGAAAAAATTATTAAAGCTTATTAGTGCAACGAGATTAACACATGAGAAGGGAAAAGAAAGAATCATTCAATTAGCTAAGGAGCTAGATAAGGCTGGAATACCATTTATATGGTTAATATTTACCGATAGGCCTATAGAAGAGAAAGTAAGCAAAAACTTCATATGTATGAAGCCTAGATATAATATGAGCGATTACATAGTAGAAGCTGATTATGGAGTTCAATTAAGTTCTGATGAATCATATTGCTTATTTGTACAAGAATGTTTAAAACTTAAGGTTCCTGTTATAGTTACTGATTTACCAGTATTTAGGGAATTAGGTATAACGGATAAAGAAGCACATATCTTAAATCTAGATATGAGCAATTTAGATGTTGAAAAGATATATAAAAAGATTCCAAAAGTAAACTACAAGGTCAAAGAAAGTGATGAGGAATATAGAAAGTTATTGGAGGTAGATAAAGATGATAAAAAGACTACTAGAAAAACTAAAAAAACTAGCAAACAAGAAAAAACCAAAGAAAACAACAAGAAAGACAGTTGAAAAGAAAAAGAGTGATAAATAATGATTTATTTATTTGTGATTTATTCAATGCTTAGCATAGCATTGATTTTTTTAGCATTTGTATGGGGATTACATTATGGAAGTTTAATCAAAGAAAATAAAGTTATAGATAAACCGAATGTTAATCCTGTAAAAGTGATTAAGAAAGAAATTGAAAACCATCGTGAGGAAGAAAAAAACGATAAAGAAAGAGCGATAGAAGAAGTCAATTTATATAATATCGATAATTACGATGGTACTGGAATTGGCCAAAAGGATATACCTAGATAGGAGGGAATATGGACATAGATGAACTAGAACAAACTGATTTATGGTCGCTATATGAAAAGTGTAGTGATTTCTTAAGTAGAAGAAACATATATTCAGATACAGACTTAAATAACCGCATGTATAACGGTGATCAATGGCACGGTTTAAAAATAGAGGGTGTAGAAAAGATTCAATACCCTTTTATTAAACAAATTGTAAAACAAAAGGTTGCCACAATTACATCTAACCTATTTGCAGTCAATTATAGTCCTGAAAACATAGAGAATAGTGAGTTTATACCTATTGCACAAAA